AATAGTTATATTATTTAATTAGATAAAAGTTTATAAATCTTTAAAGAATTCACTACCATCATCTGTGATACTTAAAGCAAGCATATCTCTAAACTTTAATGACTTTTTATATGATTTAATGTTAAATTGTTTTTCTTTTAAGTTTAAAAAACTATTCATAATCTCACCTACAAATATATCTTTACCAAATTCTTTACATTCTGTTAAATATTGATTTAAGTAATCTACTTCTGTCATTTTAGTCTTTTTCATAATCTTTATCTTTTAGTGTCTAACAAAGATAATCATTTTATTCTAATCTACAAGCATTATTTTCATTTATTTTGAATTTGCTATAAAAAATCCATACTTACTAAAAGTTGATTTTTATACTTAATAAATATAGTATAAAAAAAAAGAACAAACTATGAGTAAATTTAAAAATGACCTAAAAAAAGGGGAAGCAGGTGAAGATGTGATAGGAGACTATTTCATAGAAAAGGGATATCAAATCCAAAAAAACTTAAATAAAAATGGAGACTTTGATATTAAACTTAAAAAAAATAATAAAATAATTTCATTAGAGGTAAAAACAGATGAGTATTATTTAAAAAAGAGAACTAATAACATGGTGTTTGAAGTTAGTTGCAGTGGCAAACCATCAGGTTTAAACTCTACAAAAGCCGATTACTATGTCTATTACTTTCCAGAAGAGAAGATTGCTTATATGGCTTCTCCATCAAAAATAAAGGCTATAATTGGACAATGTTACACCGTAATGGGTGGTGATAAAAAAGCATCTAAACTATATTTAGTTGATAGGACAGAGTGGGAAAAAGAATTTAAAATCATTAAAATTGATTAAACAAATATAAAAAAATAAAATATAAAATTATGGAATATACAGATTTAGAATTAGAGAATTACGAAAATTACCTTAACTTTGTTAGAAGAAAGATGATTGACGATTTGGATTTAGAAGTCAGTGATATAATGGATATTAATATAAATAATATAATGCCTTATACACAACCAGGACCAGATTATCCAAAAAATAAAAGCAAATGGCATTTCACATGCTTTAACGAACATGATAAAAGGAAGGACAGAATTAAGGAGAAGGGTACATCCACGGTCATTTTATCCAGAATGTGTTGGGGATTTAGTTATGATGCAATCTCATATGATGTTTGGATGAGAATGGTATTACAAGAGGAGAGAAATAGAAAAATTAGCCAACTTGGATTATGAGCAGACTATCAGATATAAACTTAGATGAAATTCTAAAAAACATTGAGGAGAGGAAGCCTTATGTTGATAAATATTACGAAGAATTTGGAAAAAAGCCAGAATGGTTAGTTGAACATAAAAATGGATATAGGAATTCATTACCAGATTTCGAGGAGTGGATGATTACTGAAAAACGAAACGATAAATTAAATAAATTAGGATTATGATAACAGAAAGATTAAAACAAAGAGTGATAGATTTCATTGATGATACTATTCAAAGAAAAATTAGAAAAGAACATCTTAAAAAACTTAATAATTTAAGAGATAAATATATATTTAAAGATATATCTACCAATGAAGTAATTGAAGATATTAAATATATATTGATTATAGAAAATATAAAGGGACAAGACTAATCTTTATATATACTTAGACTAAATTTTATTCTTTTTACCCCACCCTTAAACAAGGTGGGTTTTTTGTTTATATTTATTATACCACTCAAATAAACCCACCAACATAGCATTAAAAGACTTTTCATAATTATCAACACTTACATTCATATGTGGCAGGGTGGTTCTATCTGGATATACCTTGTCATAAATGTCAATTAATCTATATACTTCAACAGCATCAACATAATAAAGTTTAGACTTTAATCTCTTTAGATATATTTCCAACTCTTCTAAAATCTCTGCTTTGGTTGCACCAATTCTTGTTACCTTTTTTAATTTGGTTAATTCTTTCTTTTTAACCATATAATTTTCAGCCTCAATCCTATTTTCAAATCCCATTTTTATAAAATAGTGTCTCCTATGTGAGCATTTTTTAGAACAACATTTAGTATCGGACCTCATCGCTTCAAAATAGTTATCACATACGGCACAAATCTTTATCATAGAACTTATATTATTATATATAGAATTGTTCTATAAAAAAAACAGAGAATTATGAATTACGTATATGAAATAGTTATTGATGGAGTTAGAAGATATATTGGAATGACCAATGATATAAAGAGACGTCAATCACAACACAGGAGAGATTTAAAAACTAAAGACAAGTATTTATATAAGATGGTAAGAGAAAGTTCACCAGAAACGATTATAATACTAAACATAGTTAAGGAATTTGAAAATAAAGGTGATTGTTCAAGATGGGAATGTAAAATGATTTTGGATGATTATTTTAATGAACGCCTTCTATGGCAGGCATTCCCAGTTAGCATGAAATATTTTTAAAACTTCCTTGCTATTGATGGCAACATTCTATGAACATCTGGATTATTATCATAAAATATATCTAATCCCAATTCTTTAATCTTTTCAACTTTATTTTGATTTGAACCAGTGAAAAACACTCTACTTCTCGGAACACCCAATCTATCACTAATTCTAAAAACATCTGGTGATGGATGATTTCTTGCAGTAATAATATACATAGTACCACTCAAACTCTTGAATAAATTCTGTCCTCTTGTTGTTGATATAGTACCATCAAAGTCCCAACCAATCTTTTTAACTACCAGAAGTGATTTAAATCTTTTTAATCTTTCTAAACCTTCATTTTTTGGAAAATCTCCACCAGTTATAGCAACTCCTTGAGCAATTGCTTTACTCTTTCCATCTTTTCCAGGATAACAAGTTCCAGTATCACCATACTTCCATCCATCTTCTCCATTAATTGTACACGTAAATAAAGGCATAATTATTGTTTTTTTTCTTCAAGACCAGTAATGTCTTTTTTAATATCTTTATATTTTCCAATAGCCTCTTTTGCTATAATCCATATAGAACGATTTCCCATCTTCATTGAAGTTTCATCAATTGATTTGGTCTCAATATAACACCACAATATAGTTACACCTTTTGATAATAAAAACTCAATCCCGAATAATGAACCACCACATATAAATTTATCAATTAAGAAAAGAACTACAATAGAACCTGCATAGAAAAAAGTCTTTATTACTATGTTGAATAAATAATTACTCTTAAAGGACTTTAATCCCTTCTTTTTAATAGTATAATAAAGACCGTAGATGGTATCAATGGCTACAAATAATGTAATGATAAGGATTAACATTTTAACAGGTGTTAGAAGTGTTAATATTGATAATAAAAATAAACTTAAAGTTTTCATATTAGTGGTTATATTATTTTAATCTTTCAACAAAGGTCTCTACCCAATTATGGCGGCAGAATGGCGTTGTTTCTCCAGTTTCTGGATTATGATAATATCCACCAGCAAATCTAAAAACAGATAGGCCGAAGCCATTTGATAATGAATTAATATCCTGTCGTGTATAAAATCTATTGGCTTCTATTAAATTTACACAAAAATCTCTACTCCCTTCAATTAACTTTGGACCTGATATACCATCTCTTAGATTATATTTCCACATAATCATATATTTATCACCAATCGTTTGAGGTCTTACATAGACTTTTTTAACTTTTGGTGGTCTTCCGGCAACTCCACTTTTTATAGCCAATTCAAACTCATCAATTAATTCAGGTGTCATTGGTCTCTCGTCAATTATTCTAAAATTTTGACATGGTTGTCCAAGTTGATTAACTAGTTTTATATGTTTAGCAAGTTTGATGGCCTTCTCATCATTCTTAATTGAGCTTTTTATATTATTTAAATTGTCTAAACTATTACACATATATAAAGTATAAATAGTATATAATTTGTTTATGAATAGAGAAGAAAAGATACTGATGGCGATTGATAAAGGTTATACTTGTAATCCAATAACTGGTGAGGTTTTTGGTGTTAAAGGCGGATTAATAATAAATAGGTCATCTGGTTATATAAAAATACAAATTTCTTATAATAAGAAAAGATACTCTATAAAAGCTCATCAATTTATTTATTATTGTGTTCATAAGCAAGTTGTTGATTGTATAGACCATATAAACATGGTTAGAGATGATAACCGTATAGAAAATTTAAGAAGTGTTACAAAACAACAAAATGGGTTTAATAGAAATGCTAAGGGATATTGCTGGTGTAAATTAAATAAAAAGTGGATGTCTTCTATAAAGTCTGATAGTGGATATAAAAATTTAGGTTATTTTGACGTAGAAGAAGAGGCATCACAAGCATATCAAGAAGCAAAAAAAGTCTACCATATAATATAGTAGACTTTTTTATTAATAAGTATTTCCAGGTTGAGAACCATTAGGTCCGTATCGGTATCTGTTTAATCTTAAATTTTCTCTATCTCTTGTATCAATATATATGTCACTATCATAAAAATTATTAGACGTTGGATATATCTGGTTTCGCGGATTAGTATCGTTCAAATAAAGTGGAAAATCAACTGAAAATTGAATTAAAAACTCTTGAGCTCTATTCTCAAAGTATTGACTACGATTATCTAATTCGTTCCTAAGATATTTCATATCATCTAAATTAGCACTCTGTGCGAACTCATCATTTAGTCTAACCACACCCTTACTTCTTATCTTTATTCCAAGAAATGGAATTGCGTGCCAAGTCGACCTATAAGCTAATCCTTGTTTTAGAATATCAAATAGTTCTTCCTCAATTGCTGAAAAAGTTCCACTAACAAATTTTGTATTTAAATCTTCATAAAGATTTTTACCTAATAGTTCTCGAGTGTTGATTAACTGAGCAGTGTATATGTGGTTTGCCACTTCACTAACATCCACATTTATACTTATTGGTGTTATTGTTTTTAAATATTGTTGGTTTATCCAAGTTACGTATGCCATAATTATTTATTTATTTTTATATTACAAACTGTTTTAATTTAAAATCAACACTATATCCATTTAACATTAATATCTCATTTATTGCTGCTTCAAATATCTTTTGGTCTGGACGGATTACAAACTTTTCAAAACATTTAACCTTAGTTTCAAAATCACTTGAACCCAATTGACCTGGATAAGCAATCCCAAATAATTCTGTTGTTGTTACTCTTGAACCAGTTAATATCTTTTGTGTTATCTGTTCAGCTAAAACTGTATATTGTTTATCCATATTGGAAACTTCCATAGGTGTGATTTCAGGTGATAATTCTTTTCCATCACTAAAAACTGCTAAGAACTTTGAACCTTTTGTACCAGTATATGCTCTTCTCATTCCACCAACTATATTATCTCTTTCTTCTTGATTACCTGGTTTTTGAAAAAACTTAACAACAACTGATGGTGAAAATCCATTTTCAATTAAGTTTCTATAATATACTCCACATTGAGCTTCTAAAGCAATCCAATCAATAGCTCCAATGAACCCTGGCTCACCATAATATTCATTTGATACCATTTCACCTGGAACATAAAGAAGTTGTCTGTGGTCAGTTTTATTACTTTTATCTAAGGCTTTAATACAAGATATTTCTTCTCTTCTGTCACTCCAATCTCTTTTATAAAACCACTCTTCAACAACTCCATCTTCAAACTTACCACTTCTTAATTTAGAAGCATCAACTCTATTAACTTCAACCACTCTTGAAAAGTCTAAACTCCATATAACTTCAAAAGCCATTGCTCCCATATATTGGAAGTCTAATGATAGGGCATTAAAATCCTTTTCTAATCTACCAACAATTTTTAAGATATTTATTTTATCAGCCTCTGTTAAAAAAGTATCATCATAAGTATATCCTTCACCAACCACCATCAATGATTTTGTTTTAACAATGGCGTTGTGCGTTGGTGAT